ATTTAATAACCATGCGGGTTTGCGGCTGGTATGCACCCCGCACAAACGGGCATTTCCATGCACAAATCCTGATTTTAAAGGGAAAAGTAAAAAGGCCGTCTGAAAGCGGGTTTCAGACGGCTTGTGCGGGCGCGGCGGGCTAGGATATTTTGGCGGCGTATTCCTGCAAGGCTTCTTTGAGTATCTGCACCTGCGATTTGCCTGTTTGGGCGGCCAGCCGTTCAAACAATGCCAGCGTGTCGGCATCCAGCGAAAACGCCTTGCTTTTGATGCCGCGTTTTTCGTTGCTACGCTTTTGAATTTCCTGTCTTGACAAGGCCATGATGTTTCCTTTAAAGTTTTGAGTAACGGCGGGGTGTGCTACCACCCCACCGCTTCTCAAAGGTTAATAGGCGTTAGCCAAAATAACCAAGAGAAGGATAAAAATGAACCATCTCATTTTTGATTCCTTCCGAAAGTGCCTTAAGCGGGATTGCAGGTTGGCGTTTTACCTGTCGGTTCTTCCCCAACCGACGGATAAATTATATCCTAACTTACCATTTCGAACAAGCATTTTCAGTATTAAAGCCCGATTTATTCGGGCTTTTTTCTTTTAAAAATCATATCGTTTCTGTTATAATCCATGCAAAATAAAGCCCTGCCCGACGGGGCTAGCGCGTATAACCGTGCCGGAAAGAATCGCACGGAAAATGAAATTTGAATTGGATTTGCTTTTGGAATGGTGGGCGGAATGGTCCGCCAAACGAGAGGACAACGGCTTGGGCTTCGGCTGCAGCCGTTTTAACCGTTTGATGGCGGCGGGTAATCTGCCGTCACGAACGGAATTTTTAGCCATCCTGCCTTACGGCGTTGACGGCGACGGCTTGGCAAGTGTGATGGATCAGGCGATTTGCCGTCTGAATCCCAATCGCAAAGAGGCGATTATGGCGGAGTATCGTCGGATTGGGACTCAAGAGGCGAAGGCAAAGGCTTTGGGTATTAGCCGAAAAGCATATGAGCGCCGGCTGGCAAATGCTCGTTTGAACTTGATGGCGGATGTAGCTGTTAAAAAGTTGTTAAAAGCCTATTGACGCTTTGGGGGATTTTTGTTTAAATTATGGCAAGCTGTGTTTAACTGTATGTGCGGTTAGCGCAGCTTTTTCATTTTCCTGTCAAAAAAAAGCGTGGAAAGGCCGTCTGAATTAGGTTTGGGCGGCCTTTTTTGCGTTTGGAAAGAATTTTATGGGTCGATTAAAGCAAATGGCTTCGCGGCTCCGGCCTCTTGAGCAGAACAGAATCGCCGTGAAGCATCCGCCAAAGACGGCGGAAAAACGTATGCGCGGTCGTGGCTGGATGAACCTACGCGAATCTGTACTGTTGCGTGACCAATATCAATGCCGGCAGTGCGGTTGCGTGGTGCTTCCGAAGGATGCTGAGTGTGATCACATCGTTCCGCTGGCGGATGGCGGCAAAGATGAGGCGGAAAACCTGCAAACTCTTTGCAAAACCTGCCATGCCGAAAAATCTGCCGCTGAAAATCGGCGGCGCGGTTTTGGTTGGTAAGGGGTGGGGGTATCAAAAGTTCACAGGGCTTACCCTTGGAAACCCCCCGCCCTCCCATGTGCAGAATTTTTTCTCCTGTGGAGTTGTTAAAGGTATTTTTAACAGGTTGATAAGCATTGTATTTTTGGCATTTTGTGCCACATTTAGCCGCTATATGACGCGGCTTTTTTTATTGGGATTTCACTATGGCAATGAACGAACAAAAGGAATTGTTTGCCAAGGCGAAATTGCGAGGGTTGTCGAACCGAGAGGCCGCGATTGCGGCGGGTTATAGCGAAAAGACGGCCAGCGCAAGCGGCAGTCGTTTGGCAAAAGATGTTGACGTTTTGGCAGAAATTGAACGCCTGAAGCTTTTCCAGTCGCCAGAGCCAGTTGCCGTTGCTGTTGAGCCGTCTCCAGAGGTGATTGTTCGGGAGGTTCAGCAGGTTCAGGCTGTGCCTGTCGCTGAAAGACCTGCCGAGGCAGCGGAAAGTTTAGACAGGATTGCGTTGTCGGCGCGTGAGCGTGCTGTTGTTCGTGGTACTACGATTGAGTTGGATGGCGTTTGTTATGACCAGACCGACCCGAAGGATCAGTTGATTTTGTGTTCTTTGGGTGTGATTTCGTTGAACCGACAGCAGATTGACGCTGCGAAGGCGTTGTTGGGGTATTTTCACGGCAAGGTTGCGGATCAAGGTAAGAAAGATGCGGAACGCGAGCGCGCCGCGAATGCGGCAGGTGGGAGATTTAGCCCGATGGATGCACCCAAGCCCGTACAAGGTTTGTTATGTTGAAGAAAACTTGGTCAACTGCCTGTCCTGATTGGCAGGAAAGGATTATTGCCGGGAAAAGCCTGATCCCGTTTCCTCCGCTGTATCAGGAATCGGCTGAAATGGCGTTGCGCATTTTCAAGCAGTTGCGCTTGGTGGATGTGCCGGGCGAGCCGATGATGGGCGAGGTAACGCGCGAATGGGTGTATGAATTTGTTGCAGCCATTTTCGGGGCGTATGAGCCTACTTCAGGTGTTCGGTTGATTCAGGAATTTTTCTTGCTGATTAGTAAGAAAAACATGAAATCAACATTGGCGGCGGGGGTGATGCTGACTGCGCTGATTTTGAATTGGCGAAAAGAAGCAGAGTTTTTCATTATTGCTCCGACGGTAGAGGTGGCAAACAACAGTTTCAAACCTGCCAAGGCGATGATACGGGCAGACGAGGAGCTGTCCGACCTGTTTCAGGTACAGGACCATACGCGGACGATTACGCACCGCACGACAGGGGCAACCTTGAAGATTCTTGCTGCCGAAAGCGATACTGTGGCGGGTATTAAGGGAACGGGCGTTTTGATTGAGGAGGTTTGGTTGTTCGGTAAGCGCGCGAAGGCGGCGGATATGTTTACCGAAGCTAAAGGCGGTTTGGCAAGCCGTCCTGAAGGGTTTGTGATTTACCTTTCTACGATGTCGGATGAGGCTCCGGCGGGTGTGTTTGCCGACTTGCTGAAACGCGCCCGCGAAGTGCGCGACGGTAAGCGTGTGGACAATCGGTTGTTGCCGGTGCTGTATGAGTTTCCGAAGGAGATGTTGGACAGCGGCACTTACCGACTGCCTGAAAACTTTTATATCACCAATCCGAATATGGGCGCGTCTGTTTCCGAAGCCTATTTGATGGGGGAATTTGAAACAGCCAAGGCGGACGGAGAAATCGCGCTTCGGCGATTTATGGCGAAACATTTGAATGTTCAAATATCTTTGTCGTTGACGGCTGATTATTGGTTGGGTGCGGAATTTTGGGAGGAAAACGGCAACCGTCCCGAAATCAATTTGGATTGGATGCTGGAACACTGCGAAGTCATCGATATTGGTGTGGACGGCGGCGGGCTGGACGACTTGTTGGGGATTTCTGCCGTTGGCCGACTGAAAGACAATCCGCGGATGTGGGCGGCTTGGTTTCATGCTTGGGCTCATCCGTCGGTATTGGAACGGCGCAAGGAAATCGCGCCGGTGCTGTTGGATTTTGCCAAGCAGGGGGATTTGACGATTGTCCACCGCATCGGCGATGACAGCGATGAGGTGGCGGGGTTGGTGGCTCGTGTTTATCAGAGCGGTTTGCTGGATAAATGCGGTCTTGACCCGCACGGGGTCGGTGCGATTTTGGACGCCATGTTGGAATATGGCGTTCCGGAAGATGCTGTGGTCGGGGTGTCACAGGGCTGGAAGCTGGGCGCGGCGATTAAGACGGCGGAGCGCAAGCTCGCGGAAGGCTGTTTTATCCATAACGGCAGTGCGATGATGAATTGGGTGGTCGGGAATGCCCGCGTCGAGCCTCGCGCCAATGGTATTTTAATTACCAAGCAGGCGAGCGGCTCGGCGAAGATTGACCCGTTGATGGCGATGTTTGACGCGGTGTCGCTTTTGTCGCTGAATCCGACAGCCCGTGGTGCCTCGGTTTATGAAACACGCGGAATCAGAATGTTGTGAGATAGGATATGGCGAAAGAGAAAAAAGCCAAAAACAAAAGCCGCCCGCGTGCTGACTCGGGCGGCTTGGTTTTTGAGGGGTTGAACGACCCTGCGTTGTTGGAATTTATCCGCAGCGGTCAAATCGGCGGCGGGGTGGGTATTGATGGGCGAAAGGCTTTGTGCAATGCCGCGCTTTATCGGTGTATTACCTTAATCAGCCAAAGTATCGGGATGTTGCCGTTGAATGTGCTGCATAACGATGACGGGCGTGAGACTGCTACGGAGCATCCTGTCTGGAAACTGCTGAAACGGCAGCCGAATAAGTTTCAGACGGCCTATGAGTTCAAAAGTCTGCTGCAAAGCCATGTCTTGCAATATGGCAATGCGTATGCGCGGATTATTCGTTCACGGGGTCAGGTCATCCAGCTTGTGCCAATTCATCCGACTGCGGTGCAGGTTAAGCAGCGTGACGATTGGAGTGTGCATTATGTTGTTACGCGAAAAGACGGCGGTTTGCTGGATTTTGAAGCGGATGATGTATTGCACCTGCGCGATTTGACCGACGACGGCTTGGAGGGCATGAGCCGCGTGAAGTTGGCGAAGCGGGCGTTGGGTATTGCTTTCGATGCTGAGGACGCGGCAAGCCGTATTTTCTCGGAAGGGGTGATGGCTGGCGGCTATTTGGCAACGGACAAGGCGTTGAGTGATAAGGCGTACAACCAACTTCAGGAATCGTTGCAGAAGCGGTATAGCGGCAAGGCGAATGCCGGCCGTTTTATGATTTTGGAAGAGGGGCTGAAGGCGGAGAAATGGGGCAATACTGCTTCTGACGCGCAGCATATTGAAAACCGAAACCATCAAATCGAGGAAATTGCGCGGATGTTTGGTGTGCCGCGCCCGCTGCTGATGATGGATGATACGTCATGGGGCAGCGGTATCAGTGAATTAGGGGTGTTTTTCCTGAAATATGGGCTTCTTCCTTGGTTTACGATGTGGGAGCAGGCGTTGACCCGTTCGCTTTTAAACCCTGACGAACAAGACCGCTTGATATTCAAGTTTAATGCCGGTGCGTTGTTGCGCGGCAGCTTGGAGAATCAGGCGGAATTTTTTGCCAAAGCTTTGGGTAGCGGAGGACACGGCGCATGGATGACTCAAAACGAAGTGCGCGAAATTTCCGACCTGCCGAAATCAACTGATAAGTCTGCCGATACTTTGAGGCAGGCGCAACAAGGAAAGAATTATGAGCCTGAAAAAACTGCCGCAAATTAGTGCGTTGTCTGCCATGCCGAAATCGCTGTCTTTCGATATGCGCCCTGATGCGGCGAACCGTTGGGACAGCGGGGTTAAGGCGAAAACCGAAACCGACAATGTCATCACGATGTACGACCAAATCGGCGAAAGCTTTTGGAGCGAAGGGGTAACTGCCAAACGCGTTGCCGCCGCGCTACGCGCTATCGGCGATAAAGAGGTCGTCGTGAACATCAATAGCCCGGGCGGAGATTACTTTGAGGGTATCTCTATTTATAACCTGTTGGCGCAACATCCGGCGAAGGTAACGGTTCAGATTGTCGGTCTTGCCGCCTCTGCTGCCTCTGTGATTGCGATGGCCGGTGATGAGATTCTGATGGGTGATGGTTCGTTCTTGATGATACACAACGCTTGGAGTCTTGCGATTGGCAACCGGCACGATTTGGCGGGCAGTATTGACACGCTGACGCAGATTGATGACGCAATGGCTGATTTGTATGCCGCCCGTTCGAGCCTGTCGAAGGCGGAAATCGTCGGCATGATGGATCGTGAAAGCTGGATTGGAAAATCGAAAGCCCTTGAAGATGGTTTTGCTGACGGCGAAATCGATGTGAAGGAAATCGAACAGTCCGGCGACGGCGAACAGAAAAAAGCGATGGCTCTGATTGAATCCAGCCTCGCGCAACAGGGATACAGCCGCGCCCAAAGACGCGATGTGTTCAACAACTTATTCCACGGCACGCCCCGCGCTGCCGAACCTGCCGTCAAGCCGTGCGCTGGCGGCGATTTGAAGACGGCGCAAGCCTTGCAAAATTTAATTCAAACCATGAAAGGTTAAACCATGAAAAAAATGATGATTGCTCGCGGCATCGTTGCCGCTTTTGCCGATGCCGGCAATACTGCGCCCGATGTGGGCGCGTTGTTGGCGGAATTGAACAGTTCCTTTGCTGCATTCAAAGCCAGCAAGGAAAAAGAAATTGCCGCTTTGCAGCAAGGCAGTGAAGAAGCCAAAGCTTCTTCAGCCAAAGCCGAAGCCGAAATTTCCAAACTCCAAGCCTCTATTGACGACTTATCTGTACAAATGGCCGCCGCACAAATGAACGGCAGTGCGGGCAAACTCGATAAGGAAGCGCAGGCGGTTGTTGATGCGACTGTGTCGTTTATGAAGTCCGGCGAAGTACGCGCGGATTTGAAAAAATCTGACGATTCCAACGGCGGCTATTTGGTGCCGAAGGAATGGGACCATACCATCACTGATAAGCTGCGTACCGTATCGCCATTGCGTAAGCTGTTTAAGGTTCAGACGACCTCGAAGCCGAAATTCAGCAAACTGTACAATATGCACGGCGCGGGCAGCGGTTGGGTGGGTGAAGAAGATGCCCGCGCCAAAACCGATACGCCGACGTTCAAGTCTTTGGACTTCGACACGGGCGAAATTTACGCCAATCCTGCCGCAACACAGCAGATGCTGGATGACGCCGAAATCAATCTCGAAGCTTTCCTTGCCGATGAAGTGAAAACCGAGTTTGCAGTGGCCGAAAACAAAGCCTTTATCAGCGGCGACGGTCAAAAAGGCAAACCGACAGGCTTGCTGACCTATGCCGAAGGCGGCACCAATGCGACCAAGCACCCGCTGGGCGCAATCAAGGTTGTCAAATCCGGCAATGCGACAGCGGTTACTGCCGATTCGGTGATTGATTTGGTTTATTCGCTGCCTGCCGAATACTCGCAAGGCGCGGGCTTTATGATGAACCGCAAAACGCTTGCCGCCGTCCGCAAGCTGAAAGACGGACAGGGCAATTACCTGTGGCAGCCGAGCTATCAGCAAGACCAGCCGTCCACTTTGTGCGGCTATCCTGTTTATGAAGTCGCCGATATGCCTGATGTTGCCGCGAATGCGCTGTGTATCGCTTTTGGCGATTTCAACCGCGCGTATATGATTCTTGACCGCAAGGGTGTGAGCATTCTGCGTGACCCATATACGAATAAGCCGTTCGTTCAGTTCTATACAACTAAACGCGTCGGCGGCGGTGTGGACAATCCTGAAGCCTGCGTGTTGCTGAAAGTAGCGGCTTAATTTGAACAGGTCGTCTGAAAACGAGCTTCCGCCTGTATGGGCGGCGGCGTTTTAGTTTTCAGACGGCCTTATTTTGAAAGGTAATAATCATGGCAAAATTTACTAAATCGTTTTTAGGCGTGCCTGATGGCGAAATTTACCCTGTGCAATACGAAGAGGGAGACGAAATCCCTGAAGAGTTGCTGGAAGCGGCTAAAGAGGCCGGCGCGGCAGACGGTAAAAACGGCGGCGGCGAAGGTAATCAACAGGTAGAGCAATAATGATTGATTTGGGCTTGATTAAGTTGCATTTGCGCGTTGATGGCGACGAGGAAGATGCCTTAATCCGCCTTTATTGCGAGGCGGCGGTATCCGATTGCGCCGCCTACCTAAACCGCCCGTTGCACAAAGACGAGGCGGAAGCGGAAGCGGCGGTGAAGGCAGGCAAGAAAGGCGGCGTAATACTGAATGCCGCCATCCGAAATGCTATTTTGCTGACGGTTGGGTATTTGTATTCTACCCGCGAAGACGGATCGGGCGGCTTGCCGCGTGCCGCCCGCCGATTGCTTGAACCGTTTCGCAATCTGCCCGGCGTGTAGTCGGGCTTTTCTGACGGTTAAGCGTAAACCGTTCGCCCCAAAACGCTCTTCTGCTTTTTTTATTCTGATTAGGGCTTGATACGGCGTTGCCCGACTTCTTTATGTGCAGCTAAGGTTTGCGGCTGCCTGTTTGAGTGCGAGCCAAGATAAAAAACCGTCCGAACGGCAGATTTCGGGCGGTTTTTTGATTTTACACATTACAGATTATGGAAACTTCGAATAAGAAAGCGGTTTTGGCGTATATCCGGAAGAATCCGGGATGTACGGCTACGGCTGTTGCCAATGAGGTGTTTGGTAAATGGCGTTGGATCGGTTGGATTTTTGCTCGAAATGATATTGGCGCGCTTTGCGACGAGGGTTTGGTCGGTGAGCGTTTTTATCGTGGAATTTCGGTGTTTTACCCTGTGGAAGTTGAAGAGGCGGCGTGAAGCGGAATGTAAAGCAGAAAGAAAATGCTTGTCAAGAAATTTACAAAAGGATAACATTGAACTCCTTTATTTTGACTGGATTTGATGAAAATGAATAAATTGGTTTTACTTTGTTTGGGTTTTGTCTTGTCCGGTTGCGGTGCGATAAATCAGCAACATCAGCAAATTAAAAGTAACGTGGAGCAGCCTGTTTTTAAATCAGAAATAGATAAGTTTACAGGGCAAAAGCGTGTTGCTTGGATGAAGGTGTACTATGACAGTATAGGCAGATATGCAAACGGTAAACAGTTTAATAAGATTTTTCATTCGTCTAAAAAGCCTGATGACAAAAAGCCAGTCGGTGTAATTAATATCAACAGTGATTTTAGAGAGCATAAATACTTGCGTTGCCATTCTGTCGATTGGCTGGCGGATGGAGAGATTGTGAAGCCTCTCCATGCAGAATATAAAAGCCAAGTAGAAAGAAGCCCGCACGTCCATGTCAATGAAGGTGTTTCCTCTTATTTTGCGTTTGACTCGTTTAAAAAATTGGCGGGTGCGTCAAGAATCGAATATCGAATCTGTAACGATGAATTTCAGATGACGCCCGAGGAGCTTGAAGCCTTGGGGCATGTTTTTAATGAAATTACCAAGTAATTAATTTTTATCAAAGGCCGTCTGAAACAGGATTTTCAGACGGCCTTTTTGTTTGGAGCGGTTATGAAGGCTGGGCAGTTGCGGCACCGTGTGGAGATTCTTCGGCGGGTAAAGGAAAAGGATAAGTCGGGCGCGACTGTGATGGTTTGGCGGCCGTTGTGCAAGGTGTGGGCGGATGTGCGTCATGTGTCCGGGTCGGAGACGATGCGGCATGATGTGTTGTCGGCTTCGGTACAGGCTTCGGTGCGTATTCGTTGGCGAACCGAGATTTCGGCGGATATGCGGGTTCGGACGGAGAATGGGGTTTATGTTATCCGTGCGGTGATTCCTGATTTGCGCCGTCGTGAATTTTTGGATTTGACGTGTGAGAGCCTGCCTGATGAAAGTTGATATTGATGCTGATTTTTCGGACGCGATTGCGCGGTTTGACAGTTTGCCGGAGGCGGTAGGAGAGAAGCTGCGTTGGGCGGCGTTTAAAGGTGTGGAATTGTTGCGGGATGAGGTCAAGATTCAGGCTCCCCGCAGTGAGAAACGCCATTATTTTTACAGTAAGGGCAGCCGCAATGCTGACGGGAGTAAGCGGCGATATGATTTTGAACCGGGCGATTTGAGACGCTCGGTTTTTGCTTTTTATGATAAGTCGGATTCGGTCGATGGTCGGCGGGCGGTTTATCAGGTGGGTTGGCGCGACCGTGAGGGTAATCGCGGGCGTTATGAGGGCGGTGTGCTTCGGGCTGTGCCTTATGGGTACATGGTGCACAACGGGGTGCGTCGGAAAAATGGTAAGTCGATTGCGCCGCGTCCTTTTTTGTCCCGTGCTTTGAAGATTCAGGGTGCGAAGATGGAGGCGGTGATGCTGGATGCTGTCTTGGAGGTGGTGCGTGGAAGAATCTCTGATTAGTGCGATCGGCCGTGCTTTGCCGGGCGTGGATGTTTATCATGATTTTGCGCCTGAGGAGGCGGAATTTCCGTTGGTAATTGTGCAGCGTGTCGGCGGCGCGGGTTGTTTGTTTTTAGACCATAACGATGATGGGTATGAGGTGCGATTTTCTGTCTCGGTGTGGGATGTTGACCGTTTGGGCGCGGTGGAGAAGAGCCGCGCGGTGGAACGGTCGGTGTTGGATTCGTTGGAAGGTTATGCGCTGTCGGCGGCGGATGCGGTCGTTTTGGACGATGGTCGGCGCGGGATGGTGCAGGATTTTGTTTTTATGACTGCTTAGGCGGTTTTTGTTGGCGGCTGTCTGTTTGGGCGGCCTTTTTTATTTGGTTCTTTTTTAGGATTTTGATATGGCTGTTAATTTGGCTAATGGTTCGATCGTGCAGATCGCTACGAAGCTGCTGGCTGAGAAGAAGGTCACGGCAATCTCTAATGCGGCAGAGGCTGTATGTACGGCAACGGCTCATGGTTTGCAAAACGGCGACTATGTGGCTTTGCTGTCGGGTTGGGGTATTTTGAATGAGCGTGTTTTCCGTGTAACAAGCGTCGATGCGAACAGTTTTAAGCTGGACGGCATTGATACGCGCGATGAAAACAAGTTTCCTGCCGGTTCGGGCGCGGGTAGTTTTCAGAAGGTGGAAGCGTGGCAGCAGATTACGCAGATCATGGAAGTTTCGAGTTCGGGCGGCGAGCAGCAGTTTGCTCAGTTCGGCTTCTTGGAAGATGACTTTGAACGTCAGTTGCCGACGACCCAGTCTGCGTATTCGATGACGTTCAAAATTGCCGACGATCCGAATTTACCCGGCTATAAGGCGGCTCAAACGGCAAGCGACAGCGGTAAGTTGACGCCGCTGCGTATTATTCTGAAGAATAAATCGGTAGTCGTGTACAACGGTTATGTGAGCATGAGTCCGATGCCTCAGCTTGTGCGTAACGAGGTGATGGCGGTCAATATGACGTATTCGCTGTCCGGTTTGTTCAACCGCTATTTGTAATTTCGGCTGGTTTTTGGTTGACTTGTGTAGCTTTGCCGCCCTTCGGGGCGGTATTTTTTTGGGAAATTGTGATGTCTAAATTGAAATTGGCGCATGCCGCTACGTTTAAAACTGAAGTAAAAATCCCTGTTCCTGCAGGCGAGTATTTGGATGTTGAGTTTGAGTTTGTGTGGAAAAACCGCCCTGCGTTGGCGGAATTTGGCGACAAACTCAATGACGGTTCTGTCAGCGATTCTGAAATTGTTTTGGACATCGTCAAGTCTTGGGGCTTCGATGATGATCTGAATGCCGAGAATGTTGCCTACCTCTTGGATGAATATCCTCGTTCCGGTGTTGCAATTATTAATGCGTATTACTTGGCTTATGACGGCGCGCGCGAAAAAAACTGATTGCCGCCGTCCGTGCGATGTTTTCTGACGACGAGAAGACGGTCTCGTCGTTGGGATTCTTCGGCTTTGATGCGGATGATGTGACGGCGGATGAGGTGGATGTGTGGCCGAACAATTGGGAGGCTGTGCAGTTGTTTTCGTCGGTCTGCGGTCAGTGGCGCGTCAGTATGGCAGGCGCGTATGCGCTGGATTATAAGGCGGTCGCTGCGGCTATGGATTTGATGGGAATTAAGAAGCGGCGGCGGAAGAAGTTGTTTGAGTTTGTGCGCGTGATGGAGCGTGAGGCGTTGTCGATAATGGGCGAGAAGAAAGATGGCTGAAAATACGATTAAGGCGGGTTTGGATGTCAGCGAAATCGAATCCGGCGCGAAAAAGGCGGGAGTTGCGCTTCGCAGTATCGGCAATGCGGCGAAGGATGCGGGTCAGCAATCGGCGGCTGGCGCGGCGGCGACGGCGGCGGGATATGATAAGGCGGGCAAGGAAGCGGAGCGGCTGGCGAAGAAGCAGGAGCGGGCGACGCAGTCCATTATTAATGCGGTTCAGCGTGAAATTGCCGTCCGTGAGGCAGGCGGGCGCGGTACGTCGGCTTATTATGAGTTGCTGGCGCGTCAGCGCGGGGCGGATGTTGCAAAAATCAGTGAAGTGACTCAGGCGTTGAAGCGTCAAGAGAATCAACTGAAGCTGAATAATATTTCTGTCGGTCAGTACAACAATGCGATGCGTATGGTTCCGGCGCAGTTTACGGATATTTTTACGCAGTTGGCAGGCGGACAGAATCCGTTTTTGATTGCGCTTCAACAGGGCGGTCAGCTTCGTGATTCGTTCGGCGGCTTCGGCAATATGTTCAAGGGATTGGCGGCGAGTATCAATCCTGTGACGGTGGCGGTTGGTGCTTTGGCGGGCGGCGTGGTCGCTTTGGCCAAGGCTTATTACGATGGGGCGGAAGAATCGCGCCGTTTTGCCGCTGCGGTCATCTTTGCCGGCGGAAGCGCGGGCGCGTCGTCCGATAAGTTGATTGCCGTTGCCGATTCGGTCGGGCGGACGACGGGCGGCTGGTCGGAAGCACGCGAGGCGGTGCTATCGTTTGTCCAAAGCGGCGCGGTTGCTTCAGGCAATTACGAGCGTTTTGCGGAATCCGTGGTCTTGCAGTCGAAAGCGACGGGTAAGAGCATTGAGGATTTAGCGAAAACCTATGAGGAAATCGCCGACGATCCGCTGAAAGCCGTCGTTAAGTTTTCGCGTGTGTATCAGACGCTGAATGCGGATGTTTACGAACAGGCGCGGGCTTTAATCGAGCAGGGTAGGCAACAGGAAGCGGTGGCTTTGGTTCAGGGTAAGTTTGCCGATGAGTCGAAGCAGATGTCAGAGCGCGTGCTGGAAAACTTGGGCGCGATTGAGAAAGGCTGGAAGTCAATCAAAGAGGCGGCGTCTGAAGCGTGGGAGGGAATGAAATCCATCGGGCGCGATGAAACGCTTGATGAGCAGCTTAAAGTTGCTGAGGATATGCTTGGTCGTCTGAATGGCGCGAAAAATGATCCAAATCTGAAATGGCTTTACGAAAATCAGAAGAAGAAGGTTGATGATTTACGAGCCAAAATACAAGCTCGAGATGCTAAGACTGCTCGAGATGCACAACAAAGTAAGGACCGTGAAGCCTCGGTAAAAGCTCTTGAGAAGTTTTCGCGCCTGTCCGAACAAGTTATGAGCCGCGAAGAGCGTTTCCATGAAAAACGGGTTGAGTGGCAGAATGAACTCAATGCGTTGCGTAAAAGTGGTGATGCGGCGGCGATTGCTCGGGCGCAAAAGACGTTTAATGAGTGGGAAAGGCAGGAGAAGGCGGCAATTGCTGCAGAAAAAGCGCGCGAGGCGAAAAAGTCGGGTCGGTCGGCTGTTAATAAAAACCTGTTTCCGACCACTTCGGCAGGATTGAGGTTGAAGCCCGGTGCTGAGGACGGTGGTCGTGCGTTTGGCGGTACTTATGCTGCGATGCACGCGATGCAGCAGTTTTTGGGTAACAAACTGGTTCGGTTTGGTGCGGTAAACGACAAATATCATATTGGGAAAAACAGTTTTCACAATAAGGGTTTGGCGTTTGATATGACTCCGAATCTGTCTTTGAAGAGCGAAGACAAGGCGAAGGTTGCGCGACAGATTAAGCAATACTTCGAGTCTTTGGGATTCGAGGACGGAAAAGACTTTAATGTCAAATTTGAAGTCGGCGGTCAGGTCAACAAGAATGGCACGAAATCGACGGCTGACCATTGGCATTTTAATTGGCGGTCTCAAGAGGCGGCGGCACGTTTTGCCGGCGGCGTGGACGGCCAGGCTAAGGCGATGGCGCGTTCGGGTTTGTTTGCTGAGGCAAGACAGGCGAAGCCTGAGCTTACCGATTACCAAAAGTGGCAACAGGATTTTTCCAAACGGCAGCTTGCGGTAAACGCGGAGCTTTCTTTGTCCGCTGCCAATGTCAATAAGATTTATGTGGAGCAGCTTCGATTGCTGTCTGACCCGACCTTTAAGAAATGGTCGGCGTCGGAGCGTCAGGCGGCTATGGATTTGGCGATCAAGGCTGACAATCAGGCTGAGTTGACGAAAGAGGCGAAGAAATACGCGGATGCGCTGCGGGAACTTGAGGCTGCAAGTCAGCGTGATTTCGACGACCAGTTGTTTGAGTTGTCGTTGTTGGGCAAGACGCGCGAGGAAGTGGAGCGGCTGACGGCGGCGCGCAAATACGACAAGCTGATCGCGGAGGCAAATGCGGCGGGTGCGGGCGCGGATATTATCGGCGGTCTGCAAACGGCGAAGTTGGATAATGACGGTCGTATTCAAGAGCAATTACGCTTGGCGAAGGAAACCAAGGAGGCTTTCGGTAACGATTGGCTGGCGGGCATTTCGGACGGCATGCGGAATTATTCGGATTCGTTCAAGTCGATGCGCGAGAATATGTCTGATGCTGTGACGGGGTCGCTCGGTAAGATGTCAGATTCGTTGGCGGATTTTGTGGCAACGGGTAAGGCTGATTTTCGCGGGTTGGCTGTGTCTATCCTGCAAGACTTGTCGAAAATGCTGATTAAGATGGCGTTGTTCAACGCGATGAAGGCGGCGATGAGTGCTTGGGGCGGCGGCGGTTTCAAAGACGGCGGCATGGTGCAGCAGTTTTCAAACGGCGGCGCGGTGTGGGGCGCGGGTACGGCGACGAGCGACAGTATCCCTGCTATGTTGTCTAATGGCGAGTTTGTCATCAATGCGGCGTCCACGCGCCGTCATCGTGCTTTGCTGGAGGCCATCAATAAAAACCGCTACGCTTCGGGCGGGGTGGTTGGCGTTGCGCCGCAGGTCGCTGCTTTGGGCGGCGGTACGGGTGGCATGACGGTAAACATTACGATTAATCGTGACGGGTCTTCTGATTCGTCGGTTGATGGTGATGTTGAGATGGCGAAGCAACTGGGCGCGGCTCTGCCTGCGATGATTGAAAATTGGTTTGTCAATAATGTGGTTCGGGTCGGCGGTCGTTATCACGGCAGCCGTTGATTCGGTCTAAGAGGTTTTATGGCTAAGGTTTTTAAGTGGCAGGTCACGTCGGAAAGTATGGCGAAACACTCGTTTAATGTGCGCTCGGTCAAGTTCGGCAATGGGTATGAGCAGCGTCAGAAATTGACGCTGAAGCCGAAAATGCAGACTTGGCAAATACGTATTGTGGGAATGAAGCCTTTGATTGAGGAAATCAAGGGCTTTTTTGATTCCTGCGGCGGGGTGGAGCCGTTTTTCTGGACGCCGATTGGTCGGGAGCGGCTGTTGGTCAAAGTGTCGGAATACACGGAAACGCCGAAGGGCGGAAAGGTGTATGAGCTTTCGGCGGAATTTGAGGAGGTCATGGCATGAATGCGCGGATGAAGGCGTTGTCGGGAACGATGCTCAAGGCATTGTCGGCGGCGCAACAGGATGTGTTGGTTGAGATGTGGGAAGTGGATTTCCGCGCTTTGGGCGGGGAGGTCTTCCGCTTCTGCAATCAGGTCAATGAACTGAATCAGGCGGTCGTCTGGAAGGGGCAGGAATATACGCCCTACCCTATTTCTGCGGAAGGCTTTGAAACGACTTCGCAGGGGGCGGGCAACCGTCCGACGCTGACGGTTTCAAACCTGCTCGGGTTTGTGACCGGCGCGGCTGACCAGTATAACCAATTGGTCGGGGTGGATGTCGTCCGCCGTTTGACGTATGCGAAGTTTTTGGATGCGGTAAACTTTAAGGACGGCAATCCGACCGCCGATCCGAATCAGGAAATTATCGGGAAGTACGTCATCGAGCAGATGACGAGCCTGACGGCGGAACGGGCGGTCTTTGAGCTTGCTGCGCCGTCTGAATCGGACGGCTCGGTCATTCCGTCGCGGATCATGATGGCGAATACCTGTATTTGGCAGTATCGCGGCGAGGGCTGCGGTTATGCGGGGCGGGCGGTTGCCGACCGTTTGGATATGCCGACGGATGATATTAAAAAGGATGCTTGCAGCGGGACATTGACGGGCTGTCGGGCGCGGTTTGGTGCGACGGCGGTTTTGCCGTTTGGCGGGTTTCCGAGTGCGGATAAGGTGATGTCGTGATTGAGATTTCTAAGAAGGTTGAGGATTTGATTTTATATCAGGCTGATTCTGATTATCCGATAGAGATGTGTGGTGTCATTTCTGATACTTCTTATAACGGCAATTGGTTTTTTGCGATTCGTAATGTTGCTGAAAATCCTTATGAAACATTTGTTATTCAGCCTGAGGGTTTGGAGACGGCGTTAAAGTATGGAAAAATCCTTGCGATTGTCCATTCCCATCCAAACGGCGAGCCGTTCTTGTCGGGTGCTGACCGTCAAATGCAGATTCAGTCGGGTTTGCCGTGGATTTTGGCAGTTGGAGGTCGTCTAAAACAGTTCCGCTGTTGCCCTCATTTGCGGGGTCGTGTGTTTGAGTACGGCAAGGCTGATTGCGGGGCATTGATTCGTGATGCGTTTATGTTGATGGGTTTTGATTTGCCCGATCACAAGCGTGGCGATATTGATGATGATGCTGAGCATGAGTATTTGCGTAAGCATTTCGAGCGTGTCGGGTTTGTCCGTGTTTCAGACGACCTGAGCGGCGGGGATGTGGTTTTGACGAGCTATGGCGGTCATGCGAACCATGCGGCGCTGTATTTGGGCGACGGTCAAATCCTGCATCATGCTTATAACCAGTTGAGCCGGCGCGAGCCGTTTAATCAATGGTGGTCGGAGCGTGTGCATAGTGTTTGGCGGTATCCGCTCTTTGAGCCTGAGATGTTGCAGGCGGTCGAAAATGATTTGCTGCATTCGGTGGATTTATGATTACGGTGTGTTTGTACGGCGGTTTGCGCGAATGCGGCCGCCGTTTTGATTTGCAGGTTGCCAGCCCTGCTGAGGCGGTTCACGCGCTGACGGTGCAGATTCCAGCGTTGCGGCAAAAGCTGCGGCAGGGGTTTTATCAGGTGCGTTTTGGTCGGCGCGATTGGTCTGAGGGCGAATTGAAAAGCGGATTCGGTCAGCCTGCCGAAGGTGTTCTGCATATTGTGCCGCGCGTTCAGGGCGCGGGCAAAAACAGCGGCATCATTCAGACGGTCTTGGGTGTGGTGCTGATTGTTGTCGGCGCGCTGACAAGTTGGTCGGGCGGTGCGAGCCTTGTTGTTGCGGGTGTCGGTATGGTTGCGGGCGGTGTGGCGCAAATGTTGACGAAGCCGCCAAAATTTGAAACGGGCAAGGGGGTGGAAAGCAGCCGGAACAGTTCGTTCTCAAATCTGAGCAATACGGCGGCGCAGGGGCAGTCGATGCCGCTTGCGTATGGTCGGATTTATTGCGGCAGCCGCGTGGTGTCGCAGGGTATTGAATCTCGACGGATTGAGGGCAACAGTACGGCGGCAAACGGCAACAGCGTCGTCCGTATGGTTTTTGATGCGGCGAAAATTAAAAATCCTAATGGCAATTCCGACCCGATGGCGGTGGATTTGACGTTGGGCATGAAGAAAACTTTTGTCACTGGCGTTGCGGCAACTGCGCCAAACGGTCAGAAATACAATACGGATTTTGAAAATGATTCCGTCCGCGCGATGAATTACGAGGCGGTTTATACGGTAGATTGAGGATTTTGGAATGGGTGGTAAATCAGGTGGCGGCGCTTCTACGCCGCATGAAGCTCCGAATACGTTGAATTCGGCGCAGTCTTTGCGGATTATCGATGCGATTTGTGAGGGCGAAATCAGGGGTTTCGCCAATGGCAATGATAAACCGTGGAAGTCTGTCTATTTTGATGATACGCCTGTTCAGAATCCTGACGGGTCTTTTAATTTTAAGGGCGTGGTCGGCTTTTTCCAGCGCGGTACGCCCGATCAAACTTATATCCCGGGCTTTGATGCGTCTGAGCGTGCCGTGCCTGTATCGGTCGAGGTCAAAAACCGCGCGCAGGTGGTTCGGTCGGTGTCTGACGAATTGATCAGCCGCCTGCGGGTAACGGTCGGTGTCGAGCGAAATTACCGCGTCGAGGACAACGGCGATACGAATCCAGCCCAAACAACTTTGCTGGTCAAGCTTCTCGGCAAGGATGGGGTGGCTGCGACGAAACTTGTTTCGTTTACCGAGAAATCGAGCGGGGTTTATTATCAGGATGTCGTTTTTGATAGCCTGCCGCCCGTGCCGTTTAATATTCAGGTATCGCGCCCTACTCCTGACAGTACGACGGACAAGGTCATCAATAAAACGTATTTTGCGAGCTATGTAGAGATTATAGACGCGAAATTGAGCTATCCGCATACGGCGTTGGCGGCGTTGGCGATGGATTCCGACCAGTTCGGCAGCAATAACCCGCGCCGAAATTATCTGATTGACGGGATGTTGGTCAATGTGCCGTCTAACTATGACCCTGAAACTCGGACGTATTCGGGGACGGTTTGGGACGGCTCGTTTAAAAAGGCTTGGACGAACAACCCAGCTTGGGTTTTTTATGATGTGTTGACGCAGCCGCGTTACTCGACTTTGGCGCGTCGTCTGAAATCGACGGACATTGATAAATGGACGCTGTACCAAGTCGGCAAATACTGCGATGAGTTGGTCGATGACGGCTTTGGCGGCAAAGAGCCGCGTTTTGTTTGTAATGCCTACATTACCAATCGCCGTCAGGCGGGTGAGTTCCTGCTGGATTTGGCGAGCGTGTTCCGCGGGCTGCCTGTTTGGGATGGCAGCCGTTTTTCTTTGGTGATGGACGCTGATTCTGATCCTGTTGCCATGTACAACAACAGCAATGTCAAAGACGGGCTGTTTGCGTATTCGGGCGTTCCGTACAAGTCGATTACGACTGCGGTCATCGTGCAGTATGTGGACAAATACGACGGATACCGCACAAAAACAGAATACGTCGAAGACCAGCAGGCAATCAAGCGTTATGGTCTAAACATCAAGCAAATTACGGCGTTTGGCTGCGATTCGCGCGGTCAGTCGGCGCGATACGGCGCGTGGATGCTGGAAACGGAGTTGCGCCAGCAGTCGGCAATCAAGTTTACCGTTGGTCGTGAGGGTTTGCGCCATCTGCCGTATGACGTTGTTCAAATCATGGACAACGATTATGCGGGCGCGGAAGTATCGGGTCGTTTGGTTGATGTTTCGGGCTTGTCGGTAACGCTTGACCGCGATGTCGAAGATGCGGTCGGTAAGCAGTTGTCTGTCGAGACGGCGGCGGGTATCAAGTCGCTGAAAGTGATGGCGCAGCCTGCTAAAAACCGCTTGGAGCTTGCTGAGGTTGTCGATGCAGCGGCGGGAGGTGTTTGGATATTGATGGGGCGCGTCAAACCGCGCCTGTATCGCGTTATCGGGACGAAAGAAAACGCCGACGACGGTACTTTCGAGGTTTCGGGCATTTTGCACGACCCGAAAAAATACACATCGGTCGATAACCGCGCTCGGTTTGATGCCGAAGTCACGACGCTGCATGGCATTGAACCAAAATTGACGCTGCCGGAGTTGCGCTCTGACGGGGACAAGCTGTTAATTTCTTGGGAGAATCTGACCGCCGATGGCAGCGTGTTGTCTTACGATATCAAGATTTATCGTGACAATAAGCTGTATCGTCACGTTCCGGATTCTCGGACGGCTGAAATTTCGCTCGAAAACCTGCCAAACGGTCAATATCGGGCGGAAATCCGCGGGCGAAATGCGCGTGGGGTGTTGTCGGAGCCGTTGGTTAAGGCTTGGAGTTTGGACTACACCATCGCGGGCTTGAAAGCCGCGCCGCGCCTGCAGGCAATACAGCTGGACTGGACGCTGCCGAAAACGGTGGTAAATGATGTACAGACGGAAATTTGGTATGCGGAATCAAACAACCGGGATGCGGCGAAAAAGCTGACGACGCTGCCGTATCCGCAAAACAGCTATACCTTGTCGGGCGTGGCCGTGTCCGACCGTTACTGGTTTTGGCTGCGGCTGGCCGATGCGGCGGGCAACAGCGGGGAGTGGACGGCGGCGGTTGCGGGTCGTTCCGACCCCAATCCCGCGCCGATAGTGGCGCAGTTGCGCGGTGCGATTGAAAAAAGCAGCTTGAGTCAAGCCCTGATTGACAGTCTGGATGCGGATGCGGCCTCGAAAGTGGCGGCGGAAGCGCAGGCTAGGGTGGCGGCCATTCAGGCGGCGGCGAAAAAGGCGGCTGATGATTTGGCGGCCAAAGCCCATGAACTCGGCACGAAAATCACGGCTGTTGAAAACGTGAACGCCGAACAGGCGCGGCAAATCCAAGCCGTAACCGCCGCGCAGGGCAACACCGCTGCAGGTTTGGAAGCGGAAAAACGGGCGCGGGCGGAAGGAGACCGGGCGGAAGCACAGGCACGGGAAACCTTGGTCGGCCGCGTGGCATCGGCGGAAGGCAGCATCAATACGCTGCGGGAAACCGTTGTCCGCAACGATGGGGCGCGGGCGGAAGAAATCCGCCAACTGCAAGCGAAGTTTACGATACCGGACACCCGCAACGACAACCGTCCGCCGTCGTGGTATTTCGCCAACCATCCGCGCAGTACGGTTTCGGAGTTCAAACAGGCCAACGTGCTGGGCTTGGGTAGCGGTTTTGCCGCGCTGGAAACCGTCGTGCCTTGGGGCGACCCGTCGGGCGGCAGGATTTTTCAGACGGCCTACCTGCAAGACGGCACGGTCATGCGGCGTAAATCCGATACGGCGCATACCTACGCAGGCAACGGCGTGTTCAACTACACGAAAGACTTGTGGACGGAGTGGGCGGCAGACGAAACGGCGGACGGCGCACAAGCCAAGGCCGATGCGGGGCGGCGGG